AAAAATAACTAACTGTGTAGCGTTAGCAAACTAACGCTACTTTTTTATGATTGTAAATATACGCGGCTATTCAGGTAGCGGTAAAAGTACTGCTGTCAAAAATATTATGTCATTATACAATGACAAAGAAGTGTTAATCACACGCAAACACCGACCTTTGATCACAAGATTGTATAATACCCTAGAATTAAATGAATGCATAGTGATAGGACCTTATGATGATAAAAATCAAACTTTAGGATGCGATACTATTGCATATAATGAACAAATAAAATTGTTGATTGAATATTTTGATGATTTAAAATATGATGTATTATGTGAGGGCATGATGCTATCTACTAATCATACTATTATATCTGAATTATGCAAACATCGTGATGTTAGTGTGATATATTTGGATGTACCTCATGAACAAATCATAAAACAAAGAAAACAACGAGCATCCGATAATAACAGATCAACCGATTTTAAACATGACATAAGTGTTATGAATAATAAAACGGTTGAAAAAAGTTTAGACAAAATACAAAATACTTGTAACAATGTTTATAAAATCGGTAACGATAAAATATTAGAAACTTTCATATCAATCGTCCATTCACCAATAAGAAAAATAATTACTGAAAATATGGATGATCGATTTCATTTAATGTGCAGATATGATACTATGACAAGCAAAAAATTAAATGATAAAAAATTTAATATGGAGTTGTTTGATGTCAAATCTTGAAAAGAAAAAACTTTGGAACATATTAAAATATGGTCGACATTTGCCTAATCGTCTAGACATAGACTTGACAAGTGTAGACGAATGTGATAGAGTTATATGTAGTGCTGAATCTCCTAATGGTATATACTCAAGTCTACCTGAGATGATAGAAACTGAGAAAGGTGTACCATTTGAAGATTGGTGCTATAGCATGGGTATTGATCCCGAGATCAATAGGTATAGCAATAGGATAAGGTATAGTTATGACGAATAAGTTAACAAATTATGAGATTGACATCATCGATCATTATGTCATACGCAACAATTTACCAACGATGAATTTTATTGTATTTCGTAATGTACTTGATTGTGCATTACCCACTTGGCGTAGTGAACAATTGTGCGGAGAATTTTTCGTAGATGATAAAGGTCGTAGTGTATACGAGCAATATTTAAATTTCAATAGTAGTGACAATAAGATAAATAAACATGTATTCTCTAAGAGTACATTATGACGCTCCAGGGCCAAGTTGTTTAGCGCGGCTTGGCCCATCTTTTCGCTAAAAAGAAGTGAGCATTAATAAATTAGGAGCAGTTATGGAACAAGTTAGTTTTTATACTAAAATAGTAGCATTGCGTGAAGAATGGTTATTGCATAAATCTGATGATTTAAATAGTCCTGATTTTTGGTATATCATGAATAGCATATCAGAAGAAGAAGCAATAAAATGGACGACGAGATTATTGCAATTAAATTTTTCAGCATCAGAATTTTATAATAGCATGACCTATGATAGGTTACATGTAGATGACCTAATACAATTACAAAGTGTTGTTTATGATTACACTTCAAAAGAAAAAAAAGATATTTTTTACGAAGGCTCCTATCATAAATTAACTCGCAGTCAAAAGTTTTTATTGATATTCAAACTCATAAAACATTGGGAACATTTAGAATTGGCGTATATGATATGAGAATATATCTAGAAGTACCTTTTGAAGAGAAAGAACTAGCAAAACAAAAGGGTTGCTGGTGGGATGATCATAAACAAAAATGGTTTATAGAAAATCCAATACATATGACTGAATATGTGCGTTGGATGCCAAATCGTTTATTACAACCTACTAAGTCAAAACCATTGAAACATGAACCATTCGTCAATACTAAAATTAGTAAAGACAGATTGAAACGACTAATTAAGAAGCAGAACAAAAAATTTAGACGCTAAACGCTTGCGCCGCGTAGAAGGCGACCGAAATCCGTTCTGATGTGTGGCGGTAAGGTGAAGGTGAGTCTAACACTATAATGTAGACAACGAAAGTTGCCATAAATGATATCACGCCACTCGGCACGACAGTCATTTCTACATCGTAAAGGTTAAATGCGATGCGTCATAGTAACAAGGGTAGAGGGCGCATACTAGACATAGACAATCACCAACAACGGTCTATGTTATTAGTGAATACGATAGCAGCCTGCGTTTGCAGGTGCGTGAGATATAGTCAATCCGCGACGGTAAATGCTAAGAGTTGGAACCTGTAAACCTCAGCGACAATGCTGTTATGGGCGTAGATTTTTATATCTACCCCTATACCCTAGCGACAATATCTAGTAAGACCTGATCTGATATATAAATGACACCTAAATAAGAGGGCACGAACAGAAATGAAATTTCTGTGAAGTGCATGTGTCCGTAGGACACTGAACTATACAGAATATATCCTAGCAGGATGTAACATATAACTAAGATATGCCTGAAAAGAAAAAACTAACTAAAAAAGAACTAGAAACCAAACGACTTAGGAAGTTATGGCGTACTATGGGTTATAACAAATACATGCCTTTTGGTGGATTTCGTTTACTTGCAAGCAAACGCAAGACATTACCCAAAGCATGAGAGATCGTTAGATCAACTATCAAAATTTCATATAAACTTTATTCATCATGTACTAAATACATGATGATTGTAAAATATACTGACAGTGATGTGCCATTAGATTGGATACGCCTCTATCAACATAAAAAGAATGGTTGGTTCATAACAGGATACAAATGTCCTGATTGTTTGAAACATTATCAATCATTACGTGCAGAACTATTCAGGCATCATGAAACATGCAAGGGACCTGCAAAGAAAAATAGATCATTGGAGGATTGAATATGCCAGTAAAAGAAGTCAAAAACAGTTCAGGTAAAACTATGGGATATCGTTGGGGCGAGAGTGGCAAGATATACCGCAAACGTGAAGATGCCGAGAAACAAGGTAAAGCCATTTACGCAAGTGGTTATGGCAAAAAGAAATAACATAAAGGTGAACAAATGAATTATAAGATGGTAAGAGCAGAAGATAATATCGTATGGGTGACACTACAACCACTCATGACAGATGTTAAACAAGCATTAGAAAATGCAAAAAACATAGACGTAAGTGCCATGGATGTTGATGAGAAACGTGGTGTTGACTTCACTATACTAAGCATGGAAGCAGTATACAACTTCTTGGGAAGTTTAATGACTGAGCAAAACATCAATGAGATGATCAGTAATGCTACACCTGAGATCACACATACAGGAACTTTGCACTAATGTTCATGACAGATATTTGGAATCGTAAGTTCGACAACAAGAAGGTAGACATCATGAACAAGATGGTCACCGAACTTAGTTTGTACATGACTGACATGGAAACAGATCGTTGCTTAGATTTCATGTTCACAATAGAATCTAGCAAGTTCGATGTCAATCCTACAGTTACAGATTGCAAGACGCAATTGAAACTTATACTTGGCAGTGATCGCTATGATGAGATTGTAGAACAATGGAAACAGAACAACCAAAAGATATTGAGCGTGTTCGGTACATTGAAGTTTAAAAACAAACTAGACACCACTGACAAGACATTGTATGATGGTCTTGATCCAACAGACAATCCAGAAGATTGGGAGAAAATTTATGTTTAACAAGGAGAATAACATGAGACAACCATTACCAACACGCGGTATGAGAACTGCGAAAAACAAAAGACCTAAACCACCAAAGAAGTGAGGTAGAATATGAAAAACACAACTAAACCTGTAAAATTACCACAGACAAATCAGCAAGGCAAGAAAGTTGGTGCTGATGCAAAAGCATGTTGGAGTGGTTACAGATATCAAGGCACAGTGAATGGTCGTGATGTCTGTACGCCTGTAAAGAAAAAATGAGTTATAAGCCAACAGAGACCATGGCAAACAATGCCAAGCGTGGACTAAAAATGCGTGACGAAAGCACACCCAGCAATAAAGGCGGTACTAGTGTTGGCTTACAACGTGCTAATCAATTTGCAAAGCGTGAGAACGTTAGCCTTGATACTGTCATGCGCACATATCAATTCTTGAGCAGAGCAAGAGTCTATTATAAGCCAGGCGAAAATACCAAAGGTACACAAGCATATCTAATGTGGGGCGGACCTGCTGGCTTGACGTGGGCAATGAAGATACTTAAGGATGAAGGAGTCATCTGATGTACGATAATGTTGAAGAAATACAGCGTGTCAATAATATGGATCAGCATCAGATACTTCTCAAAGTGCGCAATCTAAAATATATGCCATTCATGACAAAGGAACAATTCAATGAACTTAGACAAGCAATCAGTGACAGATTACAAACGCATGGATATGAACTCACTAGTGCATGTTGTGGTAGATTCAGTGCCACTAAACTTAACAAAGAGTGATGGGAGCAAAATAAATGTCAGAAGAACAAAACAAACCAAAGCGTGGCGGAGCGAGACCGGGAGCGGGACGCAAGAAGGGCATGATACAGAAACTCAGCGGCTCAGAGATATTGAAGCAGATACAACGCACGACAGGTAAACGCTTTGAGCAATTGCTTGCAGAGCATTACATGGAAAGCATGTTGCGTCATGATTGGCAAGCAGTCCGTGATTATGAGAAGACCATACTTGCTAAAGTTGTCGCAGACAAAGTTGATGTCACAACGAATGGCGAGAGCATGAATGCACAGTTCGTATTTCCACAGCGTGAGTTAGCAGATTGGTCACAGATACCAATAACAATAACAACTGATGCAAAAAATAGAGATTGATCTATATGGTGAGCAAGCAACATTGCTCCGTGACATGCTTGATAGTGACAAGCATTGCATACATATCGTGCCTGTTGGTAGCGGCAAGACATTCTTAGCCAGCATAGCATTACCTATATTCGCTACTGACGTTCGCTATCACAAAAATAAAGATATAATATATTCAGCACCCACAGGTGCCATGATCAAGTCCCTCATATGGGAACCATTAAAGAAATCGTGCATCAATCATTTTAATTTGCGTGATGGTATCGATATCAATAACAGTGAGTTAACTATAAAGTTTCCTAACGGTATTTTCATACGCTGTAAAAGTGCAGAACAGCGTGAAAACTTACGTGGTCTAAACGTTGGCATATGGATCGCTGACGAAGCATCATTGTATACAAGTGATACATTGCAAGAGATCACAAATCGTTTGCGTCCTAGTGTGGGTACACCCGACAGTCAAGGTAGACTGATCGTGATAAGTACACCCAATGGCACTGGACCACTGTACGACCTATTCAAGATGGCTCTTGAAAGGCCTGAAAAGTATATCGTACGGCACTATAACTATGAGCAGATGCGCAGTGGTAATCGTGATTACATCGATGAACAGAAACGCATACTCAGTCCACTAAAGTTTGCGCAAGATTATCTATGCTCCTGGGAGAGCGTGGCTGATCAGTTTTATTATTCATTCGATATACACAAACACACAGTGGATGACATACTAGATAGACGTACTGACTTATACACCTTTCATGA